GTAGCACTTCCACCACTTCTGAATATTATTATTGAATTTGCAGCAGTAGAACTACTTGCCTCAATTAATATCGGAGCGGTGCTACATTTTATATTGACTCTTGGGACTCCTCCCGCTGTTCCGGTGGAGCTTAAGTTTAGACTTCCAGTACCGTGTGGGCTTATACTCATTGACGTATTCTGCACCCTGCTGGTAAATGTAGAGGATCTAACCCCACCCTGTGAAGCAATGTAAGGAGTTCCCGTGTCGAAGTTGGAGTCAGCTCCGACAATGATCTTGCTAGATGTTGTAACATTTGCGAGGCTTATGGCGGAATCTAAGTTGACATTAGGAACAGGCCCGGCCCCACTGGTTACTGTTATATTTGTTCCGCCGTTTACTCCGGTAATATCTCCGGCTGTGTTCTCAGCCCACTTCAAGCCGCCCGTTACCGCGTCGTCTGCTACTAGGACGTAATCGTTTTGAGGACTAGCAGCAGATAACTTTGCTTCACCTACAACATCATTAGCGATAGTAACTGAATTCCCAGAGCTAGTAACATCTCCCGAAAGAGACGGAATGGTCGTAGCCGTCCCTGCCGTAAGATTTGCTGCTGTGCCAGAAATATTCGTTCCTACTAAAGCCGATGGAGTCCCCAGAGCTGGTGTGACAAAGGTAGGGCTATTAGCAAAAACTAAAGATCCAGTACCTGTTTCATCGGAGATAACGCCAGCCAACTCTGCGGAAGATGTAGCAGCTAGAACATTAATCTTATTAGTGGTGTAGACGCCGTTCGTAACAGACCCAGCGTTTCCGCTGACATTACCAGTGATGTTTCCAGAGACATTACCAGTGATGGTTCCAGAGGCATCTAGGTCAACGACACTAACAGTTCCGGACGCAGTAATATCTGTTGCGCCTGTGATGCTCCCAGCGTTAGAAATATTCCTATTACCCACATTGAGAGTACCTGCGTCAAGCGTCAGGCCACCTGAAGTAATGGTTCCGGTAGAGTCAACCGACCCGGCGTTGACCTGCCCTCCGAAAGTTACTGCGTTCCCGCCTGAGTTTACCGTTGTAACGCTGGACAAAGCACCGGCATTCGTAATGCCACCATTGTTTAAGTTAGTAGTCCCGTTAACTGTTAGACCACCTGCATTTATAAGGAGGCCGCTCGTCTGGGCTACAAATCCATTAGCGGTTGCTGTCCCACTGGCAGTTATGTCCGTTGCACCAGTGATGCTCCCGCCAGTGTTTAAGCCACCTGACGATGTGATGCGACCGGCTGAGCTAATCGTTCCAGAGCCTGTAGTCTCTATGTTCCCACTTGTGGATATCAACCCAATAGCACTTATATTCCCAGGGCCGGCTGAGCCCGCTGACCTACCAACCCCTAAGTTGCCGTTGCTCGCTTGTAAATTCCCACTATCGGAAATTATGTTCCCACTTGCAGTGATCGAGGAAGCACCTGAGATCGATCCGGCAAGCGTGATTCCGCCTGAGTTTAGATTCGTGTTGCCATTACTTATTATCCCACCTGCGGAAACAACTAGACCTCCTGTCGTTGCCCGGAGACCCGTACTGGCAGTGATCAATGTACCTCCGATGGCTGCGGCGTTAACTGTCCCCAAGGTAGACGTGCCACTCGCGCCAAGACTTGTAAACGCTCCGGTACTCGGCGAGCTGCTCCCTATAGAGCTGTTCGTAATTACTGTCCCAGCTATTGTTCCATCGCTGATAGTGACTTTGGGCATGACCACAGAGCCAGTACCACCGGGTGTTATTTCTATCGGGCCGCTGCCTACATCGTTAAAGCGGATACTACCGGCGCTGCCACGTGCATTATTCCTGATAACAAGATCTCTGCCAGCGTTAGCGCCTCCCGCCTCCGCCTGGATGATTGTATCAGAGTTATCGACTCCAGCGCCTACTTGGAGAGTGGGGGAAATAATATCAACTCGGTCATCAACGGTGTTGGATATCACCTCTTGATTGCCAAGAGCAAGCTTATCAATAGACAGACTTGATAAACTGTTCACTACGCCTGTCGCTGCGCCTACACTGTCAACTTCTATATGGACATCCGCAGAGTAACCATTCGGTATAGTTACGTTGCTGCCGACACCGCAAGATATAATAAGGCTTGCCGGGGAAGTAAGGCTATTCACCGCAGTGAATTTAGCTTGAGTCCGAAGGTTATTACCAACCTTGAGTGTCACCGTGTGAGTTGAATTGGAGGGATCGCCTGTCCATTTAATTACGGAAGACCTTCCCTTAGAGTCAGTAGAGTACGCAGTTGACGCATCTGGTATGTCCAGATCTGCCGCAGCGCCGGTAACTGCAATCTCGGCGTAACGAGAAATACCCTCCTCTAAGGCTTGGAGGTTATTATTTGTGACATCGCCCCAGGAACCGGCCTTATCACCAGATCCAATAAGCTCTACCCCGAGTCCTTCGGTATAATCAGAAGCCATTATTGAGCCACCATCATGTTCGGAGCATTATCCGAATCGTTAAATGAAGTATCCCTGAAGGTTCCACCCTGCATCACGACAAGAGCTTTTAGAGCTTCCATGAATTTCATTTCGTAAGTTTGAATTATCTGCTGCTCGCCCTTCATGAAGATGTATGCCTGATTAATACACCCGTAGAGCAAAGCATTCTTGGCATGAGTACTTAGCCAAGTAGTGCCAGTCCCATCGACCGGACCCGCTGTTAGAGAAGCTGGTTCAAAGTAGTAGTTGAACTCGTATTCGTAAGCGGCGTCTGCGATGGGTGAAAAGTTCACGGTTACTCCATTCGCATTGCTGACATCATTATAAAATGAATAATACTTTGGATAACCTTGAGAGTTGTCTACAGGCGCATATTCCTGAAGAAAGTTGTAGTCCTTCAAAAGCAGGAAGCTCCAAGGATTTGCAGTTGCATCATTGCCTAGTCTGATTTTGAGATACGAAGGAGACAAAGGCCCCGTCACGGAGTCAGGTATTACGTCGATCAACTTGTCGGTCTGAGCAATGTCTCCAACTTGCGTGTTCGTGTTGTACCCAGCAATGCCTACAGTCGAGTTGATCTTTTCCTCCGCCAACACAATAATATTGTCTCTCTGGGAGGGTGTTCCCCAGGAGTCATTCTCTAGCCATTCATCAATGGCTGTCCGTAGTGTTGCTAGAGTAAAAGCTGCCAATTACTTCTTCCCTTTTTTCTTAGGCATACGCGCCTTGCCGTAACCTTGGCCTTTAACAGAGCCTCCGCCAGCGAACTGAGCGTAGTTCTTGTCATCCTGCTCAATCGGAAGACCAGTTCTCTGAGCTTCCTGCATAGCTTTCTGTTGGCCTCCTTCGTCATAACTAAACTTCTTCATTCCTACCTTGGGCATTGTTCTCTCCTAGAGATCGGGGTTGTGAAATGCGACCACTTCGATGTAGTGAATGTCTATGTCACCAGCGTCATAGTCGGGCTGAGGGCCTTCACCGTTCCTAGCATCGAAATAGTCAAATCTAATAATCGGTATCGTGCCGTTCCAGTCTGAATTATCAGTCATGTCAAAAACGATCTTGAACCTGCTTGCAAGATCCTTGTTTTCTGTAGAGAAACCGGAAGACGGTTGAGCAAAGTCGAACACAGGCTGCGGGGTGGCTCTCTGCCGACCCTTGAAAGTACCGCCATAGGGCGCATCCCACCAGAACAATTCCCCCTGAAAATCATTGTTGTATCTATCGTCAGGCTCTCTGTCAGGGAATCTGTTTACTGTGAACTCAGTAACTAAATACTTATACACAGAGCTATCTATACTTAAATAATCTTCTGGAAAGCCGAAATTCAATCCTTGCCCTTGCCAGATATATGGATCACCGGGGTTTCCGGGTGCTGGCGGCGGATCGGAAGAAACAAGGTTCATAGACTGCTTGGATTCATTCCAAGTTAAAACTCCATTACTTGCGAACCAGCCGTCGATATTTGGATATCCTGGGTCTGTGCCAACTACAGCAGATTCAAATGTCCACCTGTACGCAGCGGGTAAATCTCTACCACTAATCCCACCAAGAGGTCTTGGGTTTCTCAAAGCCTGTGGGTCATCCACTCTCAACCGACCCAGCATGTTCTGAGGCTGATCCGGATCCCAACACTCAGGACAAACCAACAGGTTGGTGCTGGCAAGATTGACAGTTTCTGCCTTCAGCTCCTTCAGCTTGTACCTGAAGCCGCATCGGTCGCAGAAGCCAAAAGCTTTCTTGCCTTCAGCATAAGCAGACATTAAGAGTTGTATCCTCCAGGGTAGAGTCTGAAGGGAGACTTCTCCCTGTCTTCATCTGCTGCGTATTGGAACTGCTCGTCGTACACTTGCTTGAGCATCTGTATCCTCTGCCCAGCCTCAGGCTTCTTGAGAGCAATGTTGTACGCGAGGCCAGCAACTAGAGCGGGCCAGAATCTATCCGGCACATCAGGGTCATAGGTGCCGCCGGGTCCAGAGTCTTCCATGCGACGAATGTAGGTGTAGACAATCTGGTAGTTACTGCTGTCAGTTCTAGGCCAGATGTTCAAGTTGATACTGCCTTGCTGCCTGTCTACATAAATTTGCGTGGGCCTGCCCTTTGTGAGCTTCGATGGAATGCCCATGTATGTGTTTCTTGAGATCCTACTTAGGTTGTAGTCAGACTGCTTGTCTGCATTCCCGGCATCAGTTCTTAAGATTGCGTCTAGTATCGAGACAGCAACTTTGGAAGATGTGTTTACAGCGGTGAAATTGCCGACATTCAAAGCCAGACTCTCAGTATGCTCATCCACACACCAGAGGTTTATTCCCCTGTTCGCCCATTCCATGAGCATGAGGTCAAGGCTTCTTCTGGCTGTGCGAAGGTCATACCCGGAAACCATCTGGAGACCAGCACGCTCGTAAGCTTCCTCTACTAGCTCACCTATGTCTGGTGAGAATGTAACTGCGCCACTAGTTGCCACGGATGGCCTCCAGAATCTCTTCGCTTGTCTCAGCTTGCCTATCTCTTAGGGATCTGATCTCTGTTCTTAAATCACCGAGTAACTCACGGTTATGGTTTACTTCTGTTGCAATCCGGGCAATCGTAATTTTTACTTCGGAAACTTCCGCCTGATCTACCGTTGAGCTATGACCATTTTCACCAGCGTGAGACATCTGCATACTAAAAAGGCCTCCTATGGCAGAAGCTATAATGCCAACGGAAGCCCAGTATGTGGTGGTGGTTATATGGTTCATTAAGTGTTCGCTCCACCAGTATAGAATATCTGCAAGCTTCTTATCGAACCCCGGATGCCGTCTGGGCCCGGACCTGTGTTTAGTCTAATCCAAACTCCATCTGTAAAAAGAACACCGTTGCCGCCAGTATGGAATGAGTTTAAGAAGCAAAAGTTATCGTCCGCTCCGGGGCCAATACTGCCGCTTCTGGGATACCTCAACGCAATCTCGATTAATGAATTTCCTCCGTTGGTCGCGGATAAAGCAATCGTTTTTCCGTCGTCACCCGTAGAGCCTGACCCGGAGGTCGATGCGAGTATTGCGTGAACCGATACTCTGCCTGAGATAATTTTTACATTATCGGATATACCTGAGGTGGTGTTGTATATATTGCAAAAACCATCTGATCCAAGCATCAAGACCCACCCGAGTAAAAAATATTCACATTAAAACCGTAGTCTGCGTCAGGTTCACTTGGGCCGGAGCTAGTTGAAGTTCTTGCAGTTAGACCAACAAATAAACCATCAGCAAACAAAGTACCACCACACGGGATATCGAATAAAGGGGATTGAAAATTTTTCCCAAACAAAACTATTCCATACGAAGAGAACTGAGGTTTAACCTCGAAGATCAAAGGTCCGGTAGAGCTTCCTGTCCTGAACGATATAGTGCTGTCTCGATTGTTGTTAATACCCGAAGAATTAGATATAGAAGATCCTGAGTACACAGAATTAATTGAAAACGATTCGAGAACGCATCTTGTTCCAGATGGAACTGCCGTAAAAAACTCTTCTTGACTAAAGCTGTTGCCAGCATTGAAGTCAGTAGGAGCCCACTGCTTGAAGAAATTTTTCGCGTGAAGTCTTTTGAGTTTATCTCTCATGTATAAAAAACCGTCATCTGCAAAGGCGTGCTTGAAACAATGCCTGTGTTAGCCCAGAAGTAAAGTCCGTTCTTAATCAATACATAAGAATCCTCAGGCATGAGCAGTCTGGAGCCTGTTGCATCCAAAAGCACCGACCCGCCTGTTATTCTAGAAAACCCATCTTGGCCTCCTTGCCCCGAGCCATCTTGCAAAACTAAATAGGATGGATTAACCGGTGAAACACCTATTCCCATAGTCACAGTCAGCCCGCGAAAATAAAATCGACTCGGAAGGTTTGAATTCACTAAGACAGAGCTACTTGGTGAGTAGCTAGTAATCATGGAAGTAATTGTTTTTACATAAGAAGTATTAGACATCTAACCGACCTGATAACAAACGGTCAAAGCCTTTATTCCGTTTGTCCCAATTCCTTCAACATACAAATTAGAAAAACACTGAATGCCATGTTCAGGTAAGGATTTATGTTCAACTGGGTTGTAACCAGGCATAACATTTGATGTCCCTTGGAAAATATTAGAAAATCCGTCAGAATATATAACGCTACCCCCAGAGCCATCTTTAAGCACAAACCCAGTAGTCATGGAGGAGTTTACATACAAAAAGTCGTTAATGCTAAAAACTGAAAATACTCTAATTCTGGAATTAGATCCTATGTCGATGAGGAGTTCTTCTGAACCTTGGTTAGTAGACATATTGTGATACTTGCAAGAAACGTATGCAGAGACACTCATTTCTGATACCCGATATTAAGGTTGTGGCATTGAGCAGATCCAGACAAATCAAAGTCATCTATCCCTACTCTTAGTGATTCTTTTATTCTTATGCCTACTCCGGGGACAACCACAGAACCATAAGACGGGTAATACCCAATCCTGTTAGCAAGTCCTGTTTTGAATAACTCAGTTTCACCGTCAAGAAACTGAATTGACGCAGGGCTTTCAAGATTTGATGGTCTGCATAAGCAGTAACTAAAAGACTTAAGAACCAAAGGCCCTTCAAGGACAAGCACAGGGCCTGCACTTGCTGAGAAGAAAAAGTCAGATCCGTTCTGATATCTGTATGACTTTATAGATGCGGGATAAATCAACTAAGCATCCTCACTACTTCCCATATGCCTGCCCCGCCGATCCAGAACGCCATATCTTTTCTCGTGTCAGCTACTCGCTCGACAGGCCACTGGATCCAGAACTCCCTTATGAAGAGAGCCACCATAGATAGGTAGGATCCGCCGAGGGCAGATAAGACTAGGCCGCAGATCAGATGTGCTGTCTGATCTACGGCCTCTTGTCCTTGGGGAGTGAGATCCCTGTACCATCGGGGGTCGTTCAAGGATTAGCTCAGGTTGTTGTTCTGGATGTAAGAGACGGTAAGCACGCCTGCTCCA